TTTCCTGAACTGTATGATCCAGATAAGACGGAACGGGAAATGATGGAAGAAGCAGGCTTCGGAAGAATTTGGGATTGCGGAAAGGATAGATGGGTTTGGGAAAAGTAGGCTGCGGGGCGGACATCCAAGCCGGGTTCTAAGCCTAGCCCCGCCGTTTCCCGCTTACCTCCCGCCGAAAGCGTATCCCCATCCGGGATTCGGTGCGTTTGTTTCAGGATGGTAAACCCCTTCGCTATCGAGGCGGCGCAACCCGCCCCTAGCCACACTTCATGTGTTCCGAGCCAAACTTCTTGAAACTCCACATTATCCTGACCTCCCGGATGAAATGCGACCCTTGCGCATTTTGTACTTAATGTTGTGACTGAACCCGGAAGGCGGACGGTTTTCAAGCGCCCTCCGGGATAATTCAGCCTGCGTTGGCGGTATTTTTTTCGTAAAGAGAGCGAAAATCCATCGCATCAAAAGTCTCCTTCTGCGACTTGGACGACCGGGATGCCGTTGTCTCGCCACATCTGGACGACCTGATCCCGGTCATCGAACACCACGTCAGGATCGTACCCATCCGAGCGCGCCTGATCGAGAAGTTCTTTCTTCACAATGTAATCGGCGCGGTAGTCCGGCATAAGCCCGCCCTTGCGGCTTTTCTTGACGCCGCTGCTCGGGTCACCGGGGACCTCGTATTCGAATTCGTGGCGCATGTATAGCGCATGGTATGGGACATTGTGCTTGGAGAGCCACGCAACCGTCGCCTCGCGCTGAACCTCCCGCCGCCCAGAGCACATGACAACCGTCCATCCGGCCTCATAGAGGCGGATGACAGTGTTTATCACCTGCATGATCGGACGGTCATCCCTGATGCCGCGCTCGAACGCCGGGTAATTCTTGGGCTTGCTTGCCACGTACTTCCGGCGGTGTTCCAAATCGGCAACGGTGCCGTCGATGTCCACAAAGACAGTTCCCTGCATCCCAACCCAGATATGGAACGGACCACGATGCACGTCTTCTATGGTCAGAAGATGTTCTTCCGGCAGGAACTTGGGCAGCAGCCCAGTCTTGGGTCTCAGAAAGCCGTCATAAGCGTGATCGATCATGCGGGTTCCTCCAAATATCTACGCCAGTCGGCGTGATTCGTTTCTCTACTTGCCTGCCATATTGCCAAATCCATGGCAGCCGGATCCACCCCCTCAAAGTCTGCCATGAGAAGAAAAGCTTCTTCAAGTTCGGCGTAGCGCTTTCCGGTGGGTGTGGAGCTTGGCACGGGCATGTCGGTACGGTCACCCAGATATCCAGAATGTGCGTGTCTAGAGCCGCTACGCGCGCTTTTGGACGAGTGTGCAGGATGAAATAACGCGCCGTCTTCGGGCCAACACCATGAATATCTTCCAGATTACGTGCAGATGCGCTGCGCAGAAAATCTGGATTTTTCTGCACACGTTCAACTGTCTGCACAATGGCGGCAGTTAGCGTGTCATACTGTCCCGCCTTAACAGAGCGGAGCATACCGTCAACGTGGTCTCGTTTTTGATACAGCCCTGCCGTCAAGCTGATCCATTTGTTTGGAGTTTGGCGACAAAGGTCAACGAACTGAGCAAGCTTCAACGCCTGCACGTTTGCATTCTTTCCGCGAACGAAAAGACAAAACAACCAGAATTCCAGAAGTTCGTCGTCATCTCTGGCATAGTTTGTAACCAGATTTGGGTCAATCATTCGTTGCAGCCTCCCGTGATTAAAATTGAAGGCGGGCCCGGCATCGGCATCCAATGCGTTGGAGTAAATTCATAACGACCCCCCTGTTCGTCTTGGTCAGAAAATGGGGCCGCCCAGTTATCAACAGATTCTAGCCAAGACCGTCCCCAATTTGCCTCATGCACTTCCTTTCCGTCAAAAATGAGAATACACGTTCCATCTTTTGGTGCGGTTTCAATCGGTTGCCACATCATTTCCACACGCCCTTGACAAGGTTGCCCTGCTGCTTGCTTGGATCAACGTAGGCTTGGGTGGTGTTGATGCTGGCGTGACCGGCGAGGTCTCGAACGTCCACAAGGGATGCATCGTAGGCATTGGCGCGCCGCGCGGCACGTGTGATGAAACTGCGGCGACCGCTGTGCGAGGTCCCTCGGACGATGCCCAGCGCCTGATACAGGCGGTTCATGCGCATCTTCAGAGCGTGCGCGCGGTGCTTGAGATCGTTGCGCGCACCTTGATTGCCCGCAGGAATGACCCACGAACCTTCGAGGTTGAGCGCACGCAAATCCAAAAGAGCCTGCTTGAGCTTTGGGTGCAGGGGAATGTTCCGAGATTTGCCGTACTTGCCGATATCTTCGTTGATATACAGGACTTCCATGTCCTGCATAACTTCCTCGCCGTTTTTGTCGGTGACGGCCTGCCCGTGCATGTCGTAGACCACGGTAGGTGCCGACCGGAATTCGTCTCCCTGAAACACGTTGAGGTGCCATTGGAGGCCAGCGATTTCCTGAACACGAAGACCGGCATAGAACGAGAGCATGAACGCCGCTCGCATTACCTCTGGTGCCTGCGCGCCGCTACGCTTGCTGGCCTGTTGATCGGTCACATCCCGCAGCAAGCGGTCAAGCTGATCATCGGTGAATGTGCGGGCGGGGCCTCGTTGCGTCATGTTTACCTCCATCGTGATTCGGTAAACATACAGTAACGCTCAATGGGACAATTCGCAAGGGCTTTATTCCTTGATGCCCATGGATTTTGCTATCTCCTTGCGGCGTCTGGATTTTCTTTTGGCAGATTCTTCTTTTGTCAGGGGCGTGAGATTCTTGGCCTTGCGCTTACCCTTCATCCAAGCAAGCGCGACATCGACTTCTTCCTTCGTGTCGAACACGACCCACATCTCCATGGTACCGTTTGCCACATCTCGGGCGGATTCCATGCTTTGTTCAACTTTTTTCTTGTCTATTGAAGCCATCTGTGTTGGGTCTCCTGTCCAGAAACAATCGAAACGCAGCGGTCGCGTAGACGTAGATACCACAACTCATCATAGGCGCAAGCTTTTTTGTTGAACTCTGAGTCACCGACATTGTTCTCGATGGCTGCACCCCATAAACCCCACCGAAGGAAGGCGATGTAACAGAAAGCCATAACCATCGGTTGGGTGCCTGATTTATAGACGAGACTGTAGTCGTACTCGTCAAACAGATCAAAGAACTCCCAGTCCATTATCTGGCACACCGCTTCCGCCATGTCAGCGTTGCTCAAATCTGTGCCTACTTGTATATTGGGCCTCTCATCGCTTATCACCGCCACTGCTACGGCTTCATACTGATCGAAAAACGCCTCAATGGGGGAATCACCCATCCATAACCTCCGTACACCCGTGAACCGGGCATTCTTTATCAAAAATATGAACCTTTGATATGTCCCGCCGAACCGTGTTACCTTCCATTACGACAGCACCGGGTTCATACAGGGTAACCCGACGATCCGATGGCACACGTTTCCCGTCATCTGGGCAGGCACACTCACTCATAGCCGCTACTCTCCTAAAATGCAAGCACTTTTTTCGTTCACAATTTATACCCGGAAAACCTTTCGAATCAGTTCATGTACGGCTATGTGTTCTCTCAACAACGCAATGTCACATAGGAGGCCCATCACTATGAAAACCAAAATTGCTGAACGCAAGGTTACCGTCAATGCTGGTCAGCGCTCCGAGTTCAAGACCGGTAGCGCCGCCAAGATCATCAACATGCTGATCTCGGGCCTGTATGAGAACAAGCCCCAGTCGATCACTCGTGAGATTTGGTCGAACGCTCGTGACGCCCACGTTGACGCCGGTACCCCCGAGCGTCCGTTTGACGTAACCTTCCCCTCTGTCTTCGACCCCACCTTCCGCGTGCGCGACTATGGTCCCGGCATGAGCCATGAGATGATCATGGACACCTATACTACGCTTGGCGAATCCACCAAGGAAGACAGCAATGATGGCGTCGGCAAGTTCGGCATTGGGTCCAAATCACCGTTCTCCTACACCGACACTTTCTCGGTTGTGGCTTATGATGGGACGACCGCACGCTACTACACCGCCATCATCGAAAGCGGCGGCATTCCCTCCATGAACATGATGGCAGAGACGCCGAGCGATGCTGAGCCGGGTATTGAGGTATCATTCCCCGTTGACACGGGCGACGTGCGCGCCTTCCGCCGCGCCGCGCAGCGTGTGTCGTATGGCTTCGATGTGAAGCCCAACGTCATCAACGATGACGAGTTCGAGGGCTGGATCGACCCACCCGTGGTGACCGAAGGCGACGGCTGGAAGCTGCTTAGCGCCCCCCTCGAAGGCTATGGGGGCACCGCCTACGCCAAGATGGGGTGTGTACTCTATCCGATCAACGCCGAGGCGCTGGACCATCTGTCTGAGGATGAATCCTCGTTCTTGAAATCCACCGTCATCATCGAATTCCCCATCGGTGATCTGGAAATCACCCCGTCGCGTGAGGCGCTGTCCTACGGGCGCAACGAACCCACGGCGGAGTCGATCACCAAGCGCGTCCGCAAGATCGTCACCGAGGTCGTTGACGGCATTCTTGCCGATTACGAAAAGTGCGAGACGATGTGGGATGCAGTGTCGAAGTATCGGCAGCACATCAGGATGAACCTGCCCAACTGCATTCTTTCGCTGGTCACGTCGAAAGCCCAGTGGCGCGGGCAGGCACTTTGCCCATACATCACGTTTTCGCGCCGTAATAATAGCGCATACCGGGCACTGGACTTCTGCCTTCTGGCGGAAAAGGTGCTGAACCGGCGCACCATCTGTTTCGACCGCTATCAGGATCAGGTGGACGTGGCTCCGTCTGACAAGACGGTCATGATCATCGAAGACCTGTCACTGCCCCCCAAAAAGCGCGTAAAGCGTCCTGCTGCGCGCATCCGCCAGTTTGCTCAGAAAGAAGGCATGAAACAGGTCATCTGGGTCAGGTATCATGGCTCCGGAAAGGCAGAAGCCGAAGCCATGGTCGCGCTTGACACCATTCTCGAAGGTATTCGCATTGAGCATGTAAATGACCTTGAAGAACCGGAGCGGACTCACTACACAGGTCCGCGTGCCAAGGTTCGCCGCATGGGCGAGAGCCCCTATCGGGACTTCCAAGAAACGGTTGAACTGTCTTCGGATGAAATGGATGAAGGGGGCATCTACATCCGCCTTGTGCATAACCAGCCGCAGTATCCGTCTAGGCTGGCAAGCCCGCATCACATGGTTCGCGTTCTGCGCCAGATGGGTGCCATTGACGCCGACGCCTGTATCTATGGCGTCCCCAAGACGCTCTGGAAGAGCTTTGAAGGCGAGCAGTGGGTTGACTTGTATGATCTCGCCAAAGAGACCTACGAGGAAACAGACTGCGTGGATGCGGCAATCCGCGCCCGCGCCATCAGCACGATCCGGCAGAATTCGCTGCTCCGCAGCTTGGCGGAATACCTCGACCTTTCCAAAGTGGCCCCCAAGTCGGGCGCCGCCGAAGCCGTCGCCTTCTACAACGGCGTCAAGAACGAAGACACGTCTCAGGCGAGCCCGTTGCTTGATTTCGTTCGCGCCATGGGGGACGAAGACGCCCTGCAAGGCGACGTGCCCGAGGTTGCAGAAATGGAGTTCTACACCAAACTGGTCGAGGAATCCTACCCACTGGTCGAGGTCATCTGCGCCCACTTCTACTACAGCGACCGGACGAAAATAGTTGACAAACTCGCTCAATACATCTACACATGTGATGTGGCGGCGGAAACGATTCGTCACAAAGTCGCAGCAGCCGCCTAAAGGAGGAACCCAATGCCCAAGCTTTTCTACACGTTCTCGGAACAGAGCCTTTCGGTCTTCGTCCGCAATACCCTGCAAACCATCCCCGCCGCGCATCCGGGCTACGAACGTCTCGTCGCGCATCTGACTGACCCCACCATCGAAGATCACGACGAGCTTCTTGTCGCTGAGCTTCTGGACAAGCGCGAACTTGTCAGCCGCCTGACGGCTGGTCTGGTCAACGTGGTCGGCAATGAAGTCTTCTACAAAGGCGCGCCTGTTCGCTCCACCCTCACCGAGAAGCTGATTCAGCTTGTCGATGCAGGTATGGACGCCACGCCGTGGGTCTGGTTCCTGAACAACGTGATGGAGAACCCGTCCGACCGCTCGCGGGAATGCCTCTACAACTTCATCGACCGGTTCCAAGCACCGCTCACCCCGGATGGCTGTTTCGTAGCATTCAAGTACGTTCGCGGCGATTTCACCAGCGTGCACGCCAATCCCGATGGAAGCCGGATGGACAACTCCCCCGGCAAGATCGTGGAAATGCCGCGTGATCGGGTCAACGACAATCCGAACGAGACGTGTTCCCGTGGACTTCATGTCTGTGCTTCGATCTACCTGAACGGGTACAGCCAACATGAAAAGGTCGTGGCCTGCAAGGTCAACCCGCGCGATGTCGTGTCGGTGCCGACCGATTACGGGTACTCGAAGATGCGCGTGTGCCGCTACGAGGTTCTGGCGGAAGTCACCAGCGATCACGAAATCTCGAACATCGAGAAGCAGAAGGTTGTGGACACGCCGAAAACGGAAACGGCGATTCCCGAAGAACTGCGCGACCTGCCGACCTTCTCGACGCGGGCGGAGTTCTCGGAGCACTGGACCGAGACCGATGACGATCCGGACATCGACAGCCTCGTCGTCAAAGGCAACTCTTGTATTGTCGGGGTCATCACCGACATGCATGATGACGAAGAACCGTCCGAAGACGGCTACTACGACGATGATGGCGACTGGATTGACGATGGTGAGACCACCTATTACACGGTCTACACGGTTGTCTGGCAGAACGGCATGCGGGATGAAGTCTACGTCGAAGATTTCGACATCATGCCTCTGACCTGTGTCGAGGAACGCAGCGACGACACCTACGTGGTGGACATCGAGACCGAAGGCGGTATTGCGGTCGTGACGCCGGATCAGCCTGTGGGAATGACCTTCAAGCACGCCGCGACCGGAGCAACGTTCACTGCCGATGAATTGCAGGAGCAGGTACAGCGCCTCGGGCAGCGCGGGTTCAGTCGCATGCACGGCGTCCCCCGCTCAACGCTGCAAGGCTGGCTTTCCTGCCTGTGATGAGAGAGGCCCTAACGGGGCCTTTCGCTTCTGATGATGTATGATCGGCAGTACCGCGCTCAGCGGGCCAGAACAATCGAAGCTGACAGGCGTCACGACGAAAAATGAAGGTCATCGCTGCGAGGACGGGGATGACCCTTCAACAACTAAGAGCACAAAGCGTGCGCAGCAAAGACCAGATCATATCCTGCTACAGGGATGGTGGTCCTTGGGAAAAGGAGAGGTAGTATGTTCACAAAATTCCCCAGCATTGAATCACTGGCCCACGTCATTCGCGGACAGAATCGTTTCGAAAAACCGGCAGAAGTTCGTTTCGGCGCAAAGATCGAACTCCATGGAACGAACGCTGCTGTCCGCATCGAGGAAGACGGCACAGTACACGCTCAGTCCCGGTCCCGCGACATCACACCGACACAAGACAACTCAGGGTTCGCCGCATGGCTTGAGCCGTTCAAGGATGATTGGGCCAATGCTGATCTACCGGTAGGCACCGTCACATTCTTCGGAGAATGGGCAGGTAAGGGCATCCAGAAAGGCGATGCGGTTTGCGGCTTGAACCAGAAATACTTCTTCATTTTCGCCGTTCAAGTTGATGATGAAATGTTCACTTGCCCCGATCTCATCGGTCAGATGATCCCGGATCTGGATGACGTGTTGGTCCTGCCGTGGGATATGGTCTGGGAGAATCCCATTCACTTCGGTGATGACGACGAGCTTCGGTTATTAGGTGGCGAACTTTCACAGGCGGTCGAAAAAATCGGTGAGCGCGATCCATTCATTTACGGAATCTTTGATGTGGACGGCCCCGGCAAAGGCTTGGTTGTGTCTCCCATCACTGATCTCGATGGTGACGACGCCACGCTTGGAATGGACCGTGATCTATATTCCACGCTGACGTTCAAAGTCAAAACCGAAGCACACTCGGTCAAGAAAGGCCCCAGCGCCCCGACACAAGTCGAAGTGCCTGAGAGCGTGCATGCGTTTGTGGAAATGTTCGTCACCGAGGCCCGGTGCCAGCAAGCAGTGTCTGAGGGCTGCGACGGCGTGGCAGAACCGCGCCGCACTGGTGACTTCCTCAAGTGGATCGGGCAGGACATCAAGAAAGAGTCTGCGGTGGAGCTTGAAGAATCGGGCCTTGAATGGAAAGACGTATCAAAGCACGTCACAACCACCGCCCGAAAATGGTGGCTCTCAAAGTGTGAGGAAATCTGATGGGCGAAACTATGATCATGTCCGAAGAAGACACTGCCGCCGTGTCCCGTGTTCGTAAGGCCGAGCAGGAATTGAACGCGGCAATTCAAGACCTTCCGGGAGACATCGGTGTGGCAATCCGGACGCTCGACTACAATACCATCGGCGTCCCACCCGAGCGCGAGATGCTCTGCATCAACCTGTCTAGAATGCTGTGATCAAAGACGCCTATATATCCGAAGACGGTATTTACCGGTATAGCCTCAATCGTGACTGGAACGAGGAATTTCCGATGATGCTGTTTGTGATGTTGAACCCATCCACGGCTGACGCCGTTGTCGATGACCCGACAATTCGTCGGTGTATCGGGTTCGCAGAACGCGAAAATATGGGTGGTATCGAGGTTGTCAACCTGTTTGCTTTTCGGGCGACCGATCCAAAAGACATGAAAGCAGCGGCGGACCCAATTGGACCGGAGAACGACATAGTGATCCGGCAGGCCCTTGAAGACGCTGAGATGGTGGTGTGCGCATGGGGAAACCATGGCGTCTATCAGGGGCGCTCACAAGCCGTCCTACAACTCATCCGAGATGAGGGACACACCCCTTATTCGATTGGACCCTGCAATGGCAAGGGTAAAGGTGAACCGCCTCACCCCTTGTATCGCAAGGGCGATCTACCATTCATGGAGATAACCTAATGTTTGGTAGGCTGTATTCACAGTCATTTGGTCGAACAATGAAAGTCTTGACAGCAGGCGAGCATGCTGCTACGTTGGCGCTACTATCAGAACAATCGAAACTTGAAGGATCACACGACATCATGGAAGCACAGCCTCTTTCACCCAGCAAAGTACAATCTTCTACGATTGCGAACGCAGAGCCAGTGACGAAAAAGTCTCGCCAAGTCCGGCGCGCAGAAGCCCGCCGACAACAGAAAGACCTTCGGAAGCACATGAACGAACACGTCAACGGAAAGAACCGGAAGCGATGATCCGACTCGCGACGCTGTTTTTGTTCATAGCGGCTGCGGCCAGCGCCCAGCAGTTTGATGAAGAAGGGCGGTATGCCCCTCCTTCGGAAGTAGAGGTGCCGCGTTTCGTCGGAAGTGGTGAGTACATTCACCCGTCCATAAACAACAACGCAACCGGCGATTACGTTCTTCGAGTAACGCCCGGGGATGGGCATTGGGCGGACGTGTTCTACCAGAACAGACTTGTCAACAGCGTAGATGTACCTAATCTTTACGACTTTGCTTTCGATGGCCTCGTTATCTCGGTCATTATTGATTCCGGGCACGGGGATTCCCCTGAGATCATCACAGTAATTCCTCCGGATGGTTATTACGCTATTCCGGCAGAAGCTGTTGTGCACGAAGACGAAAGTATCGTGATCGAGATTCACGAAAACTTGTTTATGTAATGCCCCAGTTCGACAGAGTAGACGGAGTTTTCACAACCCGACTGCCCAATGGCAAGTCGGGCTGTTCCTATGCTGAGCGCTTGATTTTTAAGCGAAATGGATGGGTTTTTGACAAGACAACAAAGGCGTGGACAACCGCGAACGAAGACAAAGCCCGAGACCTCTACGAATACGCGATAGGGGCGGCACTCGAATATCTTGATAACGCCGAAGCAATTGCTGCCGAAATCGTGGCGGCGTCGTGGGCAGAAGATACGGATGCGGAATTCCCGGCTCCGGACGGTCTAAACTATTTGCCGTTTCAGCGTGCCGGAATTGAATATGCTGTCAAACACAACAAAACGCTAGTGGCAGACCCGCCCGGTTTGGGTAAAAGCTCTCCCACAGATGAGCCAGTTCTTACCCCTACAGGGTGGCGAACTGTGGGGGAATTGGTTGTTGGAGATCAAGTTATTGGTTCCAGTGGAAAGCCAACGAAAGTTACAGGAGTTTTCCCGCAAGGCGTTCTTAAAACCTATAAAGTCACATTTCGAGATGGGTCTTGGTCCCGCTGTAATAACGAACATTTGTGGGCAGTAAGAGACAGCAATCGCCGCAAACGCCATCAAGGCTTTACTGTAAAATCTCTCAAAGAATTAATGAATAGGGGATTAAAAACGTCTGATGGAAAGAACAAGTGGGATATTCCACTTGTTACGCCTGTCGAATTCACTGAAAAAGACTTTTTTATTGGTCCTTACACTCTGGGTGTGCTTTTAGGGGATGGAGCACTGAAAGAATGTTCACCAGTATTTTCGTGTCCCAAGGGAAGTGAACACACTGCTTCTCGGGTAGAATCAGAACTTCGGCTAGATTTTCGCTTAAAAAAGTATGCTAATCCTAACTATTGTACGCGATATGCCATTTCGCGTAATTACAAGAATCCTCACTCTGAATACGTAGCGGAGCTTTCTCGGCTGGGACTCCGTTGTGGGTCTTACGACAAACATATTCCAGAGGAATATTTCACAGGATCAACACAGCAGCGTCTTTCCCTTTTGCAGGGTCTTATGGACACCAATGGCAGTGCCACAAAGAATCGCATTACTTTCCATTCCACCTGCCAGAGGCTTGCCGAAGATGTTCAACGAATAGTCTGGTCTCTCGGAGGCAGTGCTAATGTACGGATATATGATAGAACCCATGAAGGAAAGCCTGTTGAATATCAAGTCAACGTAAAATTAAACGATTTGTGTCCATTTTCACTTCCCAGAAAGATTGAGCAATGGTGGCCCAGTCATAAAAATGGGCCCAAACGTTTTATTCAATCTGTAGAACTTTGCGGAGAACACGAGCATGTGTGTATTTCCGTGGAAGCAGAAGATCGTTTATATGTGACGCGAGACTACACCGTCACCCATAACACAATTCAGGCAATCGGCGTACATAATGTCGTAGCCGCCAGCAAGGTGCTGGTCATATGCCCCGCATCTCTAAAGATCAACTGGATGCGCGAGTGGATCAAATGGGATGTTCACGGGAAGACAGTTGGAATTGCTGAGAGCGTTGTCAAACGTAAGCACGTGCTGGACGACAACGGCGAGCGCGTACGGGACGAAAACAATAAGCTTGTCTACAGAACGTGGACCGAGCATTTTTGGCCCGACACAGATGTAGTCATCATTAACTACGATATGCTGGACCCGTTCGATGACAAGATTAAGTCAATTACTTGGGACTTGATGATTGCCGATGAGTGCCATTTGCTGAAAACTTCTGGCGCACTACGAACACAATGCGTATTCGGCGGACAACGCCCCGCAAAAAGAAAGAACGGCATAAAAGTACGTGACGCAAAGACGTATGAAGAAATTTGCGCGAACCGGATTCTGTTTCTGACTGGAACACCAATCTTGTCTCGGCCAATTGAATTGTGGAATTTGATTCGAGCTTGTGACCCCAAGGGCCTTGGGTCAAGTTGGGAAAACTATGCATACACATATTGCGATGCAGAAGACGGGCACTTTGGCATAGACGCATCGGGGGCCTCAAACCTCGAAGAACTCAGCCGCATCCTGCGCGAACGCTTCATGATACGGCGCGATAAGCGTGCGGTTCTAAAGGAGCTTCCGGACAAGACCCGAGAGCCGATCATCCTGCCGCAGGACAAACTTGAAGCGCCCGTAAAGAAAGAGAAGACCCGCGTAGAGTCCGCCCTCGCTCAGTACGAAAATATGCTGGGGATCGAAGACGACAGCCCATTCCGATACATCACGATGATGGAGGGCCTGTCAGAACGTATTGCCGAAGCTCTCGAAAAACAAGACAGCGAAGAACCGGACTTGGACAGAGCCGTAAAAACTCTGTCCGCTCCCGATCAGTTGTTGTTCACAGAAATGAGCGCTGCGCGGGAGGAAGTCGCGCTGGCAAAGGTCGGCATGGTTGCGGACCATATCACCAAACTTATTGCCTGCGACGAGCCGGTCATCGCATTCGCATATCACAAGTCTGTGATCTCAGAGCTAAAAAAGCGCTTGGAAAAAGCCGGTCTTCGTGTGGCGGTGATCACGGGAGACGTGTCCACCAAGAAACGACAAGCCCGCGTAGACGGATTTCAAGCCGGTGAATACGATGTCATCATCGGCAACATTTTGGCAATGGGTGTCGGCTGGACCCTGACCCGCGCCCGTTTTGTCGTCTTTGCGGAACTTGACTGGGTACCCGCACTTATGGAACAGGCGGAAGACCGCGCGTGGCGTCACGGACAAAAGAATGCCGTCATCGCCCAATACCTGCTCGTAGACGGGTCAATAGAAGCTTACATGGCCGTCGCCATCCTTGAGAAAATGAGCATAATTGTGCAGGCACTCGACAGTTAAGTCTTGACATGTGCCTTTTCTCCCTGTATCACATCTCCCGAAGGAGAAACCAATGGGTAACTACTGGATCCAAACCGCATCAGCAAAGCGTTTCTACTACGATGACGTGACACCCGATGCGTTCGACATCAACGACATGACCGCAGGGATTTCTCGATGCTGCCGTTACAATGGACAGTTGGCAGATCGTCCGGAACTTGAGGACGAAATCTACGTCATCGCGCAGCACAGCGTCTATGTTTATAGGTTCCTAAAGAATTTTCATCCAGAATGCCCGGAGCGTGCGCTGCCTTGGGCACTACTGCATGATGCAGTAGAGGGCTACTACACGGACATGCCTAGTCCGTTGAAAGCCGTCAGCCCCGAGTACAAAAAGCACGAAGCGCTCGCGGAACTGGCCTTTATCCAAGGCTTCGGAATTCCGTTCGATCCAGAAGTGTATAGGTGGGTTAAGTATGCGGACATGCAGCTTCTCTTTGCCGAGTCACAGGAGATGTGTGCAATCCCCTCTGATTTGTGGGACGTATCGTCCATGCCAGAAAAAAGCATGAGAGAGATCGACCCAGAATTTTACTACTGGCGTCCGAAAAAGGCGCGTGAGGAATACCTTCAAGCCTTCGCAGAAATCAAACCCATGCTAGGAGAATAATGCATGTCAATGTCGGATCGTCAGGCACACGCGCTTGAATTGTACAAGAAACTTGGGACAAAAAGCGCTGTGGCACGCGAGATGGGAGTGAATGAGTCAACCGCTCGCCGGTTGATCAACCGAGCACTCCTGTGGGAAGACGCCGAAGTGGGCCACGCCGCAGCAATCGAGGCCACGGGCCTAGACATTTCAAGCGCAAAGCACGGCTGGCGGATAATCCAGCACCCAGATGGGTCCCGAGATTCGGTGTTCTGGAAACAGGACGGCCCCGAAATCGAGACCCAGAGCATCGCTGACGCGATCAAAGAAGCGATGAAAGACGTTCCCCCTCCGCCGCGCATCGTTGAAAAAGACTCCTTTGCCAGCAACACGTGTTGCGTTTTTCCTGTTGCGGATTTGCACATGGGCCTGCTTACAGATCGAGAAGAAGTCGGGCACGATTGGGACACGAAGAAGGCCGTCAAGGTCTTCGAGGATACGTTTGGAACACTTGTCGCGCGAACGCCGAATGCATCTGTCGCCATTTTGGCACAGTTGGGCGACCTCACCCACAACGACGACCAAAAGAACGTGACGCCACAGTCCGGGCATCAGCTTGACGTGGACAGCCGCTATTTCATAATAGTTCGTCGCGCCGTCGCCGCAATGAAATGGGCAATTGACGCTTTACGCCAGAAGTACCCAAAAGTGGTTTATCGCGGATGCCGGGGCAATCACGACATGACGACGCACATCGCAGTCACGATTGCGCTGGCTGAGCATTACCGAGACTGCGAAGACGTTGAAATCGTGGACAGCGCCTCGGAATTCTACTGCCACCAGTACGGGCAGAACATGTTCGTGTTCCACCACGGAGACCGCGCAAAACCCGAACGCCTTCTTCCATTTGTGGCAAACGAGTGGCCAAAGATGTGGGGCAACACGAGACACCGTGTGACGTTCAGCGGACACGTTCACCACGAGTGGGCGAAAGAACTTGCCGGAATGTTGTTCCGGTCAGTGGGCACGATCATCCCGAGAGACGTTCATGCGTTCAGCAACGCCTACGGCTCTAACCGTTGCTTGATGTCTTTCACCTACGATAAGGAACAGGGCGAAGTCGCCTCCGCACGTGTGAATCTGTAATGTCATTCAAACGCCTGATTTTCGACATTGAAACCAACGGCCTCTTGGAAGAACAAGGGGCCGAAGGCATCTTTGCGATGGACAAAATCCATTGCATCGTAATCATGGATATCGACACAGGCGAGATTGTAGATTACGTCAACACACCCGACGAAAATGACCTTGAGGATGGCGTCAAGCTTCTCATGGAAGCTGAATTGTTGGCGGGACACAATATTCTCGACTTCGATATTCCTGCAATCCAGTTGATCTATCCTTGGTTCGAACCAAGCGCTCGCATCATCGACACACTCGTAATGTCTCGGATGTGCTTTGCAGGTGTCAAGGAAAAAGACTTCCGGATGGCTGCGAAGGGAGACCTAGAAGGTCGCCTGATCGGTTTGCAGGGCTTGGAAGCTTGGGGTCAGCGCCTTGGTAAACACAAAGGCGACTATAAGAAAGAACGCGAGGCTGCCCTAAAGGCACAACACAAGGAAGCTGGCCTCGAACCACCGACCGCCGAAGAACTCCACCGCTACGTTTGGGGCGAGTGGAATGAAGACATGCATGATTACTGCGTCAACGACGTTGAAGTCAACAAAGAACTGTGGGATTTGATTGAGCAGATGAACTGGTCGCAAGAAGCGATCAGCATCGAGCATAATATTCACGCCCTGATGATTCAGCAGGAGCGCAATGGGTTCTACTTCGACCTGCCGAAGGCCGAAAAACTGGCGGAACAATTGGAAACAGAGTACGCCAGATTCTACGAGAAAGCGGTAGACGCGATTGGAACGTGGTTCCGACCGGCGCGGTGGCATGGCGAAGACGTAATCGAGCCAGATCACGGCGAAAGTACGGAACGACGCACTTGGGGCAATGTAACGGTTCCAAAAAAGTCAATGAACCGCGTTAAAAGCATACGAAAGTATGCGGAAGCTGGCGAATACAAGAAAGTCAATGGTTCCGTTGAAGAAGGGTGCCCCTTCGTCAAAGTCGAACTGCGCGAATTCAATCCAAACAGCCGCCAGCAAATTGTGGACCGGCTGTCTCACATGTATGGATGGACGCCACAGGACTTCACTGAGAAGGGCAACGCCCGCGTTGATGACGAAATTCTGCGTAACCTTGTAGACCACATCCCGTTGGCGGAAACGTTGGCGGAAATTTTCTACTACAAAAAGCGCATCGGCATGGTCGTCGATGGCAAGAACGGGTGGTTGAAACTGGTCCGCAAGGATCAGAGAATCCACGGACGTGTGAATGTTGGCGGAACCGTTTCGGGACGTGCCACACACGCTGCGCCGAACGTGTCTCAGGTCCCCGGCGTCAACCCACTGGAACCGAAGGACTACGACAAGGGCTTGGCAATTGTGGAGCGCCACAAGAAAGAAGGCACTCATGTAGAATCGAAGTGGAACGACAAAAAAGGTGAGTGGAAGATCATTGTTCGTGGCCGCGAAGGCGATCACGGATGGGATTGCCGAGAGCTTTTCACGGTTCCCAAGGGTTACAAGTTAGTTGGCGCAGACCAGTCGGGTGTAGAATTTAGATGCCTTGCCAATCTTACTTATCCCTTCGATGCGGGGGAACTCGTAGACGTTGTTCTGAGCGGAGACATCCACCAGAAGAATGCAGACCTAGCTGGCGTTAGCCGTGGTGTTGCAAAAAGGGCACTGTACGCGTTAATGTATGGCGGAGGGGACGCCAAGCTTGGATCAATTGTCGAGCCTCTTGCATCCGAGACACGTCAAAGGGCACTGGGCAAGACACTTCGTGCGAAGCTTATGGCGGCTATGCCGTCCCTAAAAGAAGCAATCAAGGCAATCCACAAAGAAATGCGGCTGAATTCTGGCACGATTGCTGGTCTTGACGGACGTAGACTGTTTACGCGATCCAAGCATTCTGCTCTAAATCTTAGGCTCCAATCAGATGGGGCGCTTCTTGCCAAGAAGTGGTGCCTGTTGGTTGACGATGCCTTTTATGACTTAGGTTGGGAGCACCATCCAGAGGCAGAATATGCATTTTGCTCGTGGTCTCATGATGAAATTCAGATTGCCGTCCGCGAAGATTTGGCAGACACAGCCGCAAGAATTGCTGTAGAAATGGCCCCAAAAGCTGGGGAATATTTTGGCTTTAAGTGCCCAATTGCAGCGGAAGCCAATATTGGTATGACGTGGGCAGAAACTCACTAAATCGGTGCATTTTTTCCTTGACATAGGCGCATTGTTATGCCAAAAAGGCACATCTAAGGACACGGTATGAACACCCTCTTTTTCGATACAGAAACCACGGGCTTGACCAAGAAAAACAAACCACACACGCATCCGGATCAGCCGATGCCGGTCCAGATCGGTGTCAAGCTGGACGCCGACAACACCATGGAAATGGGCGCAGCGAATGTGCTAATTCAGACGAACACGGTTGACGGGGTTGAGCCTTGGATTGTCTCAGAAGGTGCGTACAAAGCAACGGGGATTGACAACGAACGGGCGGATACATTCGGTATCCATCTCGTGACTGGGATTGAACTTTTTCTGGATATGCTGGCGCATGCAGACACCGTAGTATGCCACAACATCAACTACGACATCGTTGTTATCCGGCGCGCGATGGTGATTTATTGTGGCGCGACGGGGCAGGAATATTGGGACCCGTTCGAAGGCAAAAAGCTGGTCTGTACGATGCTCGCTGCGCAAGATATTGTGAAAGCCCCACCGAAACGCAACGGTGAATGGAAATGGCCCAAGCTTGAAGAATGCGTCAAGCACTTCTTCGGGGAAAACCTTGAGGGGGCACACGACGCCCTTGTTGATGTACGGGCAACAGCCCGCGTATATTACCACCTGCACCACGTCGGTGCGTTCCAAGAAGAATTTACGCGGAGTCAGTGATGAAATCCTACTACGACGAACTTCTTGAGACAGGAGTACCGGAAACAATTCCGGCAGAAGGTTTCACGTTTGAAGACCTTTTTGATGAACACATCGCCAACAACCAGAAAACGTGGAAGCAAGATCGTCGCCTGACCGTGGGTGCGTCTGAGTGCTTTGGATGCATCCGGAAAAACTGGTTCACAAAGCGCGGTCACGAATTCGGCATCGAACCGGACCCAAGCTTCGAGCAGTCTTGGGGCGCTATGGAGCGCGGCAACATCATCGAGAACCATTACATCGTTCCGGCGGTGGAAGCGGGCCTCGCTCGGCGTGGCTTGAAGCTCATCATGGCGGGCGATGGTCAGGACACGATCATTGACGACATCCATTCGGCAACGCTGGACGGTTTGATTATACCTGAAAACGGTGGGTTTCTTCCGGCAGATTTTCTTGCGTACTACGGTCTTGAAGAATTTGAAAACGAAGACAGCCTTGTCCTCGAAATGAAATCGTTTGACCCACGCCTCACGCTGGATCACGAGAAAGCGGTTCACCGGGGCCAGACCCAAATGCAAATGGGCTTGATCCGGGATACAACAGAATACAGGCCAAACTTTGCGGTTTTGATCTACGTCAACGCATCATGGTTGGATGACATCCGTATCTTTGTCATTACTTACGAAGAAGAAACGTATCAAATCGGTCGTTCACGTAATGAAAAGGTCTTTACGGTAGATAGTGCTGCGGAACTACACGCTGAAGGCAAACTCGACGGGATGTGCCAATACTGCCCATATGAGCAAACATGTAAGTCTGTCTCTACGGGGCGTGTACCTTCCGCTCGAAAAGCTCTGACAAAGAAAGAAGTTGCCGCCCAAGATACGCAGTTGATTGGTTCTCTCGATCCAATCGTTACACACCGCACGCAACTAAAAGAAACGCTGGACGAAATTGAGCGTGAATTAGAGATTGCAAACGAACAAATCCGGCAGGCGTTGATTACCCACGGAGAATCTCGCGCAGTTGGTGAAGACTGGAAAGTCTCCTACACCGCGCAAAAGGGGCGCAAGACCATCGACAAGAACAAGTTGATTGAAGCTGGCCTTGATCCCGAAGATTTCATGTCGGAAGGGGCTGGCTTCGAAAAGCTGACCGTCACTACGGCAAAGTAACATCGGTCGCACTGACCATGTGCCAAAAGGGTGCCCGTGCCCGGATGGCAGTATTCTAACACGGGAAGTAAGGCAAAAGGAAACAAGGAATGTCTAACCAACTCGTCAACGCATCCTCGCGCTCAGTCGCAAATCCCTCGGACAACCCGTTCGCAGCCCAAGGCTCGGAAGGAACCGGAGGCGCGACAACCTACGTCAAGTTCACTGGTGCTACGGGACAATTCACCGCAGGTCAGGACGACGACGAAATCGAGCACGGCACACGGTTTGCGGCGGACTTGATCAACGCCCAGTGGGTCTGGTCGTTCTGGTGGGATGGCAAGGTCGTGGAGCAATTCTCCGACGCTCTTGTCGAAAATCCCACGTCCTACGACAACCCACCAATGGAACTGCCAGAAGACCCGGATGGGAACATCGACATGTCCATTGAGGAAATCATGCAGGCTCAGAAAGACGATCCTGCAAACTTCCGCGATGGGTGGAGCGTTCAAGCGTCGTTCAACATGCGTCCGCTTGATGGCAGCGATGAGGAATACACCCTCAAGCTGAACAAAGGTGTGGCGATGAACTCGTTCCACACGCTGCGCAAGTCTTTCGGACGCCAGTACAAGCTCAAGCAGGGCTTGATCCCGATCATCGAACTGAGTGCAAACAGCTACGAGCCGAAGGCGAAGTCCGCCGGTAAGAAGCGGTGGGCACCTGCGTTGAAGATTGTGGAATGGATGTCCGAAGAAGACCTGATGGGTGTGGCAGGAGACGATCCGGCTGATTACGATGAGCCGGAAACGCCAACCGAGACCAAGGATGCTCCGGCTGAAACCAAGGAAGAAAAGCCTGCTCCGGCACCTGCCCAAGCACGTCGCGGTCGTCGCGGCGCGCGTGGCTCAAATCTGGGTTGACAACCAACCTTTTAACAGGTAGATAGGCCCCACTCGTGGGCCTATCCACATACCTTGCCAACCGGAGCAAACTATGGTCACACTCACCGACCACCAGTTCGCCGCCGTGAAGGAGGCTGCATCGTGGTATAACGATGCAGACTCCTTGCGCGGGGAATTCATGCAAGCAAGATACACGCACGGATACGACCACGCAAGCAACGGACAGACATTTACGTTCTGCGGCTACGCTGGTTCAGGAAAGGCACAGCCTTTAGACTGCCGTATAATGACGCCGGACGGCAGTGTGGCTATGGGCGACGTTTCGGTAGGTACCGTGGTCTTACATCCGACGCATGGTACGACGAAGGTTGTTGCGATACATCCGCAAGGCGTAAAGCCAGCGTATAAAATAACGTTTCGAGATGGTTCTGAAACACGGTGTTGTTTGAATCATTTGTGGAAGGTCTACACACAGCGTGCGGGGTGGCGCGTAATGTCGCTCGAAAAAATTTTAGAATTGGGAGTTTTGAAGTCCTCTGGCGATATGCGATTCCGGATTCCACTTAACGCGGCGACCCATTCAAAGAACACGCTTCCTTTAGACCCGTATGTTCTTGGCGTTCTTCTCGGAGACGGTTATCTGCACGGCAATACGCCTGCCATAACCGTGGCAGATACAGAGATGGACATTGCAGACAGGGTACTAGCACACCTTCCAGCGGGCGTGTCATTTTCATCATCTACCAAAGGGAGAGGTTGCATACAATACCGGCTTAGTGCCGGTAAAGGCACAACCGCCCGAAACCCTGTTACCGAGGCATTGGAAAGCCTCGGACTCCGTGTTCCGGGAAAGTCTAAACTTATTCCTGAAATATACATAACGTCTGATCTTGAGGATCGGTGGAATCTATTGCGTGGTTTGATGGACTCGGATGGAACAATTGGGGCACGTAACCGAGTAGCTTTTTGTTCAAACAACTACCAGCTTGCTTTGGACTTTCAAAGGCTTGTTAGATCACTGGGCGGCACATCCGTTGTGCGTACATCCATACGCACGAGAACAGGAAAGGAAGAATATTCCGTCAGCGTAAAGGTGCCATATAACCCGTTTTACACTAAACGTAAGCATGAAAAGTGGAGTCCTGCCAAAAAGAATCCTCCAAGTCGTTACATCAAATCCGTTGAATATGTTGGAGACGTGTTTCAGCAATGCATCACTGTGGACGCCGAAGACGGGCTTTATTTCACAGACGATTACATTGTTACGCACAATTCGACCTGTGTAGGAGCAATGATTGACCACATCGGACTAAACCCCGATAAGGTTCAGTTCATGGCACCGACCGGCAAAGCCGCAAAAGTCTTGACCAGCAAACTTCGCGCAGACGGATGGGGCAACCCTGCGACTACAATACACAAGGCGATCTATACGCCAAAAGCCATGCAGGCCGACCGTATCAAGCGTGAGATTGATCAGGTAGACCTGCACCGCGATTGGATTGCAAGTAAGGGCCAAATCGGGAAAGAGCATCACGACGAACAGATACGAGCGATGAAGCTCGACCAAGTTGACCGACACTTGGCAAAGCTAGAAAACGCTCTGCGCGAAGCAATGGACAGCGAAGGTCCATCTTTCGTCTTGAAGCAAGAAGATGAAATATCGCCTGACGTTGAACTCTTTGTCGTTGACGAGGCTTCGATGGTGGGCACGAGGCTTGCCGAAGACCTTGCCCTGTTCGGTCGTCCGATACTTGCTCTGGGCGATCCGGGGCAGCTTCCACCTGTGGGCGAGCCGTGGGGGTTTAACCTTGATGACCCCAACGTCTTTTTGACTGAGATTCACCGGCAAGCCACCGACAATCCGATCATCCAGCTTGCCACCATGGCTCGCCAAGGAAAAGACTTGAAGGTCGGTGACTACGGCGAAGGCGTTCGCGTCATTCGACGCCGCGATGATAACGTCACGCTCGACCTTGACCGCGATGCGATGGTATTGTGCGGCACCCACAAAACTCGCTGGAAGCTGACAAAGAAAATCAGGCAGGCGTTGGGCATCACAGAAACCGGACCCATGGCTGATGAACCACTTTTGGTTTGTCGGAATTCCAAGAAGCACCCGGGGCTTGTCAATGGGTCGATCCTCCGCAATATCGGTGATCACGGAGATTTGCAGAACGGAAATGCACGAATAACGCTCGACGTTATTGACGACGACGCAGACGGGCTACAATATCAGTTGACGTGTGCGCAGCCGATCTTTGAGGAACACGTGTTCCGTCAACAAAATTCGTACTCCGCGCCAACAAAAGCCGCGTATGCGGCGAAGGCGCAATGCGAGCACTTGGACTTTGGTCACGTGCTGACCGTTCATAAATCTCAGGGTTCTGAATGGGATGATGTTGTTGTACACGACGAAAGTGGTGTATTTAGGGATCAGGGTTCGCGGTGGCTGTACACCGGAATTACCCGTGCCGCAAAAGACCTCACGGTCGTGGTAACGTAAAGGAAACACAATGATTGTAAGTAACGGAGACACGCAGAGGGAATGGGAGATATATCTGATTTTATCAGACGGTAGCGTTGAAACGGTTGAGCATTTGTTTGACCGTAACGGCAACGAAACCTTTGACCCGACCGAAGCCGTGGAAGCACATGCTGATGGCGAAATACGCATCATAGAAGCGGGCGACACACTTCAATTCGAACTGATGGCGGACTGATATGAAAACTGTTGTAGCATTCACAGGAAAGCGTGGTTCCGGAAAGTCGGTCGCGTCGAATGTCTTGGTTGAGCAAATGGATTTCGTAGAACTCAAGTTTGCAGACCCGCTCAAGAACATGCTTCGCGCAATGTACAAGACGTGCGGGCTTGAGGATGCAGAAATCGAACGAAAGATCGAAGGTGACCTCAAGGAAGCACCTTGTACTTGGCTTCAAGGGAAGACACCGCGCTACGCGATGCAGACACTCGGAACCGAGTGGCGTGAGATGATTTCGACCGACATGTGGTCCGAGATGTTTAAGGTGCGTGTGCGTTCTGGTGTTTTCGGGGACCGCATCGTGTGCAGTGATTGCCGGTTCCCGCACGAGGGTGCAGCTATTGATGATTTGGGTGGCGTGAAGTACCGAATCTTTCGTCCGGCTGCTGACGCAGCCTCCGACAAAGCATCCAAACATTCGTCCGAAACCATGATCGACAAGATGCCAACAGATGCGACAATTGTGAATGATGGCACACTTGGCGATCTTGAGGGCGAAGTCGTCAACCTCGTGGCAGATGGCATGGAGTTGCAGGGGGCCTTCGATTGAGCTTCCGCACTGACACCATAACCGCCAAGGATATTGAGGCGGAGCTTTCGAAGAAGCACAAGAAAGATTTCTGCTTCATCGACCTCCGTTTGTCTTCGGGGTTCGAGTGGGAAGGCCGCATTGATTTCCTTGCCCTTAACGTTGCTCCATCAACCGGCAATCGCATGGAAGCCTACGAGATCAAAGTATCTCGGGCCGACTTTCGCCGCGACAACCACAAGAAACAACGCGGCGCTCGCTTGTTTTCAGACAAGTTCTCGTACATTGCGCCGGTCGGCGTAATTCCGCACGAGGAAGTTCCGGATTGGGCAGGACTAATTGAAGTCGCGTGGCACTGCTACAAGTACAAGGGGGCGAAACCCTTCCTGAAATTCAAGAGGGTCATTCCGCCCCCGAAACGAGATAAAGATTCACCATCATGGGGGCTTGTCGTTTCAATGCTCCGGAACGCCACAAAGAGAGGCGAAAGTGCGTAACATTTTTCTGGCGCTGGCGTTTGTCTTGCCTTTTTCGGTGCAAGCGCAAACTCTCGGATCAACCGTGACGATCCATTTTATCTGCACCACCGCGTCTTCGGCTACCGAGGTTGCGCGCAATCTGGGAGACGCAATACCGGGAACTACAGGTCTTCCGGGAGATTGCCGCTGGCTTCACTCAGAGCCTATGGAACGCAAGCTCGCCAGCATTGAGGATGTTATCGAGCCGATCCATCTACGAGACGGTAGGACCGTCTACGTTGCGCGCGTAGCGCGTACAGGATTCCCCGGCGGGTACTCCGCCGGTTTTCTATCGTTGGGAATGGTATGAGCCTTACAGAAGCGCAGAAAAAAGAAGCGGAGCGACTTTTTCTCCTATCGAAGCTGGATGACCATGATCTGGCAATCGTATCTGAAATGCAGCGTGTTGAAGAAATGCTACAACGATTCCATGAGCAGAAAGTTGAACTACAAAATGAGTGCCGCCACCCGTTGATCGCCCGCGAGACAGAAAATCGCGGCAGCACTGGACACTGGGATGGGGACGATTCTTTTTGGACAGACCACAAATGCGCACTCTGTGGAAGGCGTTGGTCCACGACACAAAGATGGCAGTATGTTGGCGGGAAGTTAGGTCTTCCAACCGACGAAGAAGCAAGAGATTGGGATAAGTGATGCTAAGGAAATCTAAATGTTCCCCGGATAAAGATTGTCGAGGATCAATACCCGTAAAAACTACAAGTGGAGAAACTATTTGGCTTTACCATTATAGTGATGGGCCGCCGGATTTTGGTCATTACTATTTGGTAGGCGACAGATACGCGTTTTTCCCTAAAATGACCATGTGTGACCGAATCAAAAGATTTTGGAGCATTCACACACAAATCAGGAAGATGACTTTTCTAGGCGAACCCGCCCACAAGGCAAGATGGAGGGTGAAGTGACGATCACCGCAAAAGTAATCGAAGACAGCATCGGCCCAAAAAGCCCCCGCATCACGACGCTGGAATTACGCTACCCGCGTTTCATCCACGCCGAATTCATGACGCACCGGCAATTCAGCCGCAATGCGTCGTCCTCGCGCGCTATTCCTGTTGAGCGCCAAATCCGGGCGATCAAGGAAGACACGGCGATGCCGATCCATTGGGGCAAGAACCAGAAGGGCATGCAGGCGTTTGAGGAAAACGACGCGCTTATTTACGGCGACTTCTGTGAACTCGACATGATCGACAACACGTTTGACGGTCTCACCGCCGAACAGGCGTGGAACAAAGCCCGTGACCGGGCCATCGAAATTGCGGAAGGATTCGTTCGGGCAGGCTACCACAAGCAAGTCGTGAACCGTTTGCTCGAACCTTTTTCTCACATCACTGTCGTGATGACCTCGACAACGCTGGACAATTTCTTTGGCCTGCGCCGCCACCCAGATGCGCAGCCGGAAATCAAAGCTCTGGCCGACGCCATGTTTGATGCTGTGGAAGCCAGCACTCCGACGATGCTTCAAGCCGGTCAGTGGCACCTCCCATACGTTCTGGAATCTGAGCGGAACTATGTGCAGTCTCCAGAAAACTTGGTCCACGATCCGATTCCAACAACCGTGGATGATTTGATAAAGGTGAGTGTGGCACGCTGCGCCCGTGTGTCTTACAAGACGCATGACGGCAAGGCTCCATCATTCGACGCCGACATCGCTCTCTACGAGCGTTTGGTGGGATCGGAGCCTTTGCATGCGTCTCCGGCAGAGCACCAAGCAACACCTGACGAGCAGGTGTGGAGCGAGAACGAACTTCCGATCTGGAAAAAGCCGTATCTGCATGGGAACTTCGACGGGTGGGTTCAATTCCGCAAGACGCTCTACGGTGAGTGTATAAAGGATTACTACCCGTAAACAGAAAGCAATCAAATGAAAGTGAAAATAGAGTTTGAAGACATCGGTGCTCAAACGGTTGCAATGGCTTCCGAGATCATCGTGTCAAAGAAAGAGGAACAAGATGATAAACCAACGCCAGCCGCAGTGCTCGGACTCGCCACACGTGCGATGTACGAGAACGGTATGCTTGCCAGAGCCGGGCAGGTTGCACTAGAGGGAATGTCCGAAGGGAAGGCCCCAGCAGAGTGCATCTTGGCGGCATTCACAGAGAAAAAGAATGACCCCAACTCGTGACGAAATAATCGAACTGCGTGAAAAACAGGGACTGACCAGAGAGCAGATTGCCGAGCATTACGATGTGAGCTTGGCAACTGTCCGCCGCTGGATACGCGATCTGAAAATACCCAGACCTTCCAAGCAAGTTCAGTATAAACAGCCTACACATCTTTCCCGAGAAGGTGCCATCATTTCTGAACCAGATGACGGTGAAACAATCATGGAAAAGGCACAGAGGGTCTTGGGAGACCGGATGACCGAGAAGCGCGGTTACGGGTACATGCTGGACGGACGCCCCGCTTCGACGCAGGTTTTGGTGCATGCCGCCGGACTCAAAATGAAGGACGAGTAAAATGCTGCAACACTCAATTTTGTGGCCGCATGACCTTGACAGGCATTTTTGATTGACTCAAAAAGTCACATGAGTTAGAGTACAAAAACGCCTGAAGGCTATCCACAATCTACATCACATGCAGCCGCACCAACACTGCGGTATGCATTCCTTTTGTCTTGGAGAGAAAATACATGACGCAGCAAAGCGTTCTCGCCCAGATCGTTGAACGCCGCACATACTTGCGGCCCCTAGACGAGCATGGGACCGTTTTTGAAACCCCGGAACAGGCTTGGCGTCGGGTTATCGACCACCAAACATGGCTGTGGGAACGCGCGCAAGGGCGACCGCTTGACCTCGCCCAAAAAGCCGAACTTGAAGAACTATACGAGCTTTTCATGGCTCGAAAGGTAACCGTTTCTGGGCGCACACGCTGGCTTGGCGGAACAGACATCGCAAAAGAACGGGAAGCGTCACAGTTTAATCCGCTACCCGCCAATACAAAATTTATTGCTAAAACAGGAGTCACATCATTCGAGGATGTTTCAGATGGAGAGTCATTCACGGTTCTGACTCACGAAGATAATTGGAAGCCCGCCGTAGCAAAGTACGCTGGTGAGCGGGAAATGGTCAATATAAAACTGTCTCGCCATAAGATGCGCGGAGAGGTGAATTCTTGTGTGGATCATACTTGGATTCTAAATGACGGTACTAGGGTAATTGCGTCTGATCTAACCCCCGGAATGAAACTCCACGCAGCGCCGGAGGGCGACTTTTTTTCTTGGGATTACGATTCAGCGCCTACGGATGAACAGTATTACTGGGCCTATGGTTTTGTATACGGAGACGGTTCGGTGGCAAAATCAGGAGAATCTGAAACCAGCCGCGTTCGTTTGTGCGGTAAAAAAGAAGAATATCTGGATCGTTTTGTGTCTCTAGGATTTGGGCATTCATATCCACCTAGCTGTGGCGATGATCCTTTTGTATACACAGGCCACTATCTGAAAACACTACCTGATGAAGGTGAAGAAATTCGCCTAATCAAGGCGTTTCTGAGGGGCTATCTGGACGCGGACGGAAGTAAGAAAATCCAGCGTGGAGAAACAAGATTTAGCGGAATCTTCTGCTCAGACGAAGCAGCCGCTAATTTCGTGACTACCTTCGCCCCCGTGTTTGGTCTTTACGTTACATCTGACGCTTACACAGAAAAAGAAACAAATTTCGGAGTTCGCAAAGGATACGACATAAGATTTACAACGTCTACAAAACAACTGTTGTGGCGCGTAGAAGAAGTTGTTTCAGCAGAAAATCAAGATTGTTGGTGTCTCACAGTAGAGGATGATCACTCTTTCGTCCTACCTAACAGTATTGTTAGCGGAAACTGCGCGTTTGGTGAAGTACAAACGGTTCACGATGTCGTTGACACGATTTGGCTGCTGTTGCAAGGCTGTGGCGTCGGATTCAAATCCAACGTAGGCGTGTTGAATGGCTTTACCGCCCACATTTCCGAAGTCGAAGTCATACGGTCAGAGAAGACGCTGCCAAAAGACGCGAACGGGAACCCAATCTCAGACCCTTCCGTGAAAGGCGCGCCGGATAACCTTGAAGAATTCGACAGGGAGACCGGTGTCTGGTACATCCGCGTCGGAGACAGTGCGGAAGCTTGGGCAAAGTTCTTCGGGAAGCTGCTTGCATTCAAAGGCACCGCAAAGAAGCTCGTTATCGACCTTTCTGAAATTCGTCCCGCAGGCTATCGCCTGTCTGGATACGGCTGGATTTCGTCTGGTGACCACCAGCTTGCACAGGCAATCGAAGGCATTGTCGAGGTCATGAACCGTTCGGCTGGGCAGCTTCTTTCCGCCATAGACATTCTCGACATCGAGAACTGGCTTGGAACGATCTTGTCCTCCCGACGCTCTGCTGAGATCGCGCTTTACCCATACGGTGAGCCGGAATGGGAAGAATTCGCGCTCGCAAAGAAGGGGGCAAACGAGAATGGCAAGTGGCACCGGGGTATGTCGAACAATTCCCTGTTGTTCTACCACAAGCCGACGAAGCGCGAGTTGAAGAAAATCTTCCGCATGATCGAAGCGGGCGGTGGGTCAGAGCCGGGGTTCATCAACGCGCTGGCCGCAATGAAGCGCGCGCCTTACTTCAAGGGTGTAAACCCCTGCGCAGAAATTCTCTTGGGAGACAAGTCGTTCTGTAACCTTGTCGAGGTTGCGGTGAGTCGATTCAACGGCGACGAAGAAGGACTACACCGTGCCATTTGGTTGGTGGCGCGCGCCAATTACCGCCAGACTTGTGTCAATTTGGATGACGGCATTCTACAACGCACGTGGCACGAGTTGAACGAGTTCCTGCGCCTGTGTGGCGTCGGACTGACCGGCATTGTCGGCTGGGAGTTCCACAAAGACAAGGATGCATTGTCAGACCTTCGCCGCATTGCGCATGATGGTGCCAACGGCATGGCAGACGAACTGGGCACGCCTCGCCCCCACCTGACCACCACTGTCAAGCCATCCGGCACACAGTCGAAAGTCTTTGGTCTCGTGGGCGACGAAGTTGCGTCCGGCGCACACCTTCCGCTTGGACGTTACCTTGAAGTGCGGGTCATTGTTGCGGCGGATGATCCTCTTTTGAAAGCTGTTGTGGACGCTGGCTACCGAACCGAACCACACCCATTCGATAAGATGGCGAAGATCGTTGTGATTCCGGTCGAGTACAACGGCATCGAGTTCGACACGGTTGACGTTGATGGAACAATGGTCGAGGTGAACCAAGAAAGCGCGGTGTCTCAGCTTGAGCGCTACAAGCTCCTGCAAGAGAACTACGTCGATCACAACTGCTCGATCACGATCTACTACAGCCCAGACGAGGTGCAGGACATCGTTGATTGGCTGGCGGAGAACTGGGATAGCTACGTGGGCGTGTCGTTCCTTTACCGTCCGGACCCTGTTGCGATGGTGCGCGACCCAAAGGCTGTGGCAAAACAGCTAAACTACCCGTATTTGCCTCAAACTCCTGTGACGAAAGAGCAGCACGAATCCTACGCAAGGACTCTACGCCCCGTCAACTTTACTGGTACGGACATGATGGATGCAACAATCGAAGACGACCAATGTGCAGGTGGAGCCTGCCCCATCCGCTAGTGCCTAAAAAACTATCATTCATAGATTTTGTAAAGCGCTCCCGTGAAGTTCACGGGGGTGCTTACGAATACATAGAAAATAGTTTTAACGGTGCCCGGTATTCAGTAAATATTGTGTGCGAAGAACATGGTATATTCGTTCAGAACGCCAAAGACCACTATCTCGGCAGCGGATGCCCAAGATGTGGTGCGATAAAGTCTGCGGAGAAAAGGATAAAACCAAATACAGAATGGATTTCAGATTTCTCCCTCATTCACGGAGGCAAATACGTTTATTCTTCCATGATAGAGTGTTCAGCACACACGAAAGTAAAGATAATTTGCCCTAAGCACGGATCATTTCTACAAACAAAGGCAAATCATTATGCGGGTCACGGCTGCCCAAAATGTAGATTAGACAAAGTAAAAACTGTCCTTACCTTAGACGAAGACGAAGTAAAAAAGAGAATGGGCGAAACCCACGACAGTAAATATAGCTATGAAAACGTATCTTACGTAGGAAATAAAACAAAAGTAGAAATAAATTGCCCGAAACACGGAATTTTTAATCAAATCCCGTCTGACCATATGCGCGGAATTGGCTGCCCGAAATGTTCCTTGTCTGGACCATCGAAATCAGAACAAAACCTGTATGATTTCGTGAATGATATTGCTCCGTCAATTCAATCTGACCGCACGCTA